TCTTTTATATTTATCGGTTTAATCTTTGCGGATTTTTGATTCTTTTCAAAAGTTTCCACAACCTCACTCCAACTATGTTTACTGATATCAAAAATACCATCTATTCTTTTGGAATCTTCAAAGGTTGATCCTTTTGGCAAATCATCGATTTTCTTCATTGCAGAATCAACGTCTTTTGCCTCATTAATAAACTCTTCGTATAAAAAATTTTCATTAGCTTTGAATATCGATAATTCATAAAACTCACTTACTCCATTAGGCGTATCACTATCATAACATTTTCCTTTATGTAAAACCCATGCATGATAATTATCTTCTGGTTGACCGACTTTAAAATTTTCTTTGTTTCCTAGACTATCTGCATGTTGAATGATAGTATCTTTATCATTGCCATACTTATTTGATATTACATGATTATGTAATTTTTTAGCAAATGAATAACAATGTCCATCATTAATTTCTGATGATTTTATACCAAATTCTTTAATCAAACGCTTTATGATAACCGGCATATACCAATTAGAAGAAATTTCATTAATAAACTCTTTATATAGTTTGATAGGTTTCATATTTTAATTATTCCAAGACTCAATATATTCAAGATCTTTAAGTGGAAGTTCTGTTGTTGAACCATCCCAATTATGTATTTCTGCTTTACCAGAACTTATAGATTTGATCTTACCACCAGTAAAATCTTCGTCTTTTTTGTATCTAACAAAAGTTCCAACTTTAATTTGATTGGCTTCATTAAGATTTTTTTCTTGTTTGTTCAAGAAGTTTTTAAATGTGCTGAAATGATTCATATTAACGAGTATTGTTTATTTTTTCGGTTTGGTCAAAATTCTGATAATATGAAGGGATGTAACCAACAGTTCTACTTCCTCGCATATCTCTTCTAATTATTTTGTAAACGTCGCTATTATCTCGGCTATTAACCTGAAGGAATTCTATAATTTCATCTCCTTTATAAATGGACATTTCTGTACCAAAAACATCTAGCAAATCATATACCGTTTTACTAGAATACCAAGATCCACGGGATCTACCGGAAAGAAGATCTTCTGGATCACTTCCTTTTTTGATGGGATATATCTTGGCATCATTAGGACCTGATCTAAGGGATTCATTTAAGAAGCCTTCAAATGTATTTATGTAATTTTTCATATTAGTTAAATTACTTTTTTTCTGCTAATTTTACAAACTTACTGATATTTCCTCGTTGAACATCTATTATAACTTCTCCTTGTTTATTAGTAGATAAGTATGGTTCATTTGCAAGTTCTTTCTGTTTAGCTGGTGGCCATTCGTCAGCTCCGAACATCATATCAATAACTTCAGCCATAGAACCTAAGTACTCTAACTTTGTCATTGTAGCATATTTATCGATTGGTAGAAATTCAGTTATCGAAGTTTCTGTTTTGCTGTATTTAGCAAGTATATCATCAGGCCATTTGCCATATTCCTTCTTTATAATGAACACCTGTTCAGGATTTTCTTCGGCTAGGTTTTTAATTTTAACACCATCCAATACAGTTGGGTTAGCTTTAAAGTCCGTAATTACCGGCACTTTATCTTCATTTAATCGAGTTTCATTTAAGAAGCCTTCAAATGTGTTTATGTAATTTTTCATATTGATTATTTCATTTTCCAAATTACTTCACCGGAAGCACTTTCTATATGAATACTTGATTTTGGAAATTTTAGTTTCAGCGATTCAAAATGAGCAGGAAGCATGTGTATATTATCAGTTGTGCTCTGTGCTAAAACTTTTTTATTATCAGATGATACTAAAGTCCAAGGACCTTTGCTCGGTTTTGCTGATTTAGTTATATCTGCCCAAATATTTTCGTTTACAGCAGATTCATTTATGACAGATTCCTTAATGTTAGTGTCCCAATATGCTTTAAGCTTTTCAAATTCTTTACGACCCATATTAGAGATCATATATTCGACGATATCATTATCGTAATCGGCAGCTTCGTCACGGTAACCACCTGGAGTATCAATGTATTTGTTACCCATGATTCTTTTAATTCTAACTTCTGGCATTCCGTCGATTTCTTCTAAGAATTCTTCAAAATCTTTAGTAGCTTTAAATTTTTCAGCTTCGTTAACTATTGATTCTTTAATACCAAAGATAGATCTAACTTTATCTAATTCTTTTTCTTCCCCAGATAGAGTCATAACATTTTTTATATCACTGATAATCTTGAACTTTACGTCGTTTAATTTTCTTTGGGCTTGTTTATCATTCCATTGATGATATACTAAACCGGATATTGTCATCTCTGATTCTTTTGATTCATTTAAGAAGCCTTCAAATGTGTTTATGTAGTTTTTCATATTTTAATCTTTTTTAAGAGGTTCTTCTTTGGTTTTTCCGCGACTCTTCAATTTAGTTTCAAATCTTTTAGACAATTTCTCATTTTTTGTTTCTAAAAGCTGAACTTTAGTTTCGCAAGTATTTAGTTGTTTTTCATAAATCTCAATGACCTTGTCATTAGTTTTACTTTTAATAGTAGCTCGATGTTTAAAGAATTCCCATATATCTTTTCCTTTAAATATACCGATTAGTGCTAAAATTATACCAACAACTGACGTTTCACCCATTTTTAAATATAATTTTTTTTCGTTATTATATTTATCTCTCTCTTATATGAAGGTAAGACAAAGGGAATCCATCTTTTATTATATGCAACAAAAAAGGAGAACTCTTTTGAAGTTCTCCTGAATGTTTTTATAGTAAAGTAATAGAGATTAAACGATGTTCTCTTCCCACCAGTCTGATCTGAATTTCACATCTGGCATATCAACCTTTTCACCACCTGAGTAATCTGCAGCTAATTCACCGATATCTCCTGTAGGGAAACAATCATGGAAAGTACGTTGCCAGAAAATATCTCCAACACGAGTGTAATTGGTAATAACTAGAGTACCTACATAATCTTTTTTCAAACCTTGTTCACCGGTAAGTGGGTTATAGATCAAACGGAACCAATCACGTAATGTTTTATATACGTATAGTTCGTTTGCATCGTTTAAGTTAAGAGAGAAACCGATAGTTAAATCTGTAATGGTATCTGTAGGAGTTCCCATTGCATAAGATCTCTTAGCGAATTTGTATGATTGAGTGGTTGCTTCTGAACCTCTATCTTGAGTTAAACCTCCGATTTTGTTTACGTGCTCAATCAAGATCTCTCCACCGGAAATAGTAGAAGGAGGAAGAATGTTTACCTCAAACAAGTTTTGATAAAACGGTTCGTAGTATTTAGTAGCCGCTTTACTGTTTAGAAAATGTGGTAATCCTGGCATTGTATATTGCTTTTTTTGTGTATTTTATTATTTATCTTACTGATTCGTAAATGAATTGGCTGGGATCCTTGCGAATCCCAGCTTCATTCAAATATTAAATAAAGTTACCTGTTGAAATAGCACCAGTTCTTAGAATTGTAGTTCTGTGAACTAAGATACCCATTCCTCTAACCGGTTCGATGTAAGTATCAAGGATTCCAAAATTGTTATCGATGATCTCGGTCGTATTGTTAGTTGTATCCATGATGTTTTGGAAGTCGTAAACTCCACCATCAGAAAGGATTTGTGATAGGAAATTGTCGGCTAAAGTTTTAATTTCTAAACGATTATTAGCACTGTTGAATTCCCAACGGTAATTTTTAAGGATAGCCTCAATACCGTCTTGAATGTAAATTAATAACTCTCTTACGTGAATTTGTGAAAGAGCAGATTTTACAGTTTGTTGAGCAGTTTGATTGGCGTTAATAGTTAATCCAAAACCTCTCTTGTTAACGATTGCATTGAAACCAAATGGTTCAATTGAATCTAGATCGGTTCTATCAAAATTATATTCAACACCTACAAGACCAGTTCCTGTTATCACACCTCTACGAGGACCAGCGATAATTGAATAAGGAAGTGCTTGAGTGTATTTGTCAATGTATAAGTTACCAACATGAGCAGCAGAAGGAACTGAAGTGTTTTTACCAGCTTCTCTGATAGTCAAGTTAGGACCATAGAAAGCAGAGTAATTAGCACCATCAGCAATACCTGGTAAGCTGAATATATTTGAAGGGTTCGTTGATAAATTACCACCATCAGCAATATAAGCAGCATCAAATTGAGAAGATGAAGTTAATTTGAATATAGGGTTAGTACTATCTTTAAATTGTTTCACTGAAGGCATATTAACGATTGCTAAAGCAGATTGACGATTCTTAGCAAGTTTAGTTAAACGAATCTTCGAAGAAGGTTCGATTGTTCCTTGGAATGAATCAATAATGTAACGGAAAGAAATAGTTTCACGATCAGCAAGAGCAGCCGCGATATTACTGTTATACATAACGTCTAGAATTTCATTTTGACGAGTGTCAGTACCATCAGGCATTTGACCAGTTCTTAAAGTATAACCTCTAAGAGCAGAAGGTCTGTAGTGAGTAACAAAATTTGAAGCCTCTTTATATCTTTCGATTTCAGATGTTGCAGAAATAAAGATGGGATCTACCGTAGTAATCTTGATCTTTTTGTAAAGATCAGATGTAGGATCTGTAATTTCAGCAACGGAAAGGATGCGAGTTAATCTTGATTTTCCAGTAATAGGACTGTTAGATGTAGCACCACCAGTTCCACCAAAGTTCTGAAGCAATAATTGATTTTTAACGATAAGACCATTGAAACCATTTAATCCAAGAGGACCAGTAGAACCATTATCTACCCAAACTACGTTAGTAGGATTTGTATAAGCAGTTCCACCCCATAGAGCGAAAGATTCGTTGATATCACCGGTTAAAGTATTTACCACATAAGTAGTTTGAGGTGTAATTGCAGTAGCTCCAGTAGATAAGTTAGGATTTGTATAAGCATTAACTTCGATGTAATTAGTAAATGCATTTAGAATAGGAGCCTCATTACCAAAAGCATTAGCATTAGTAAAGGTAGCACCACTAAAGTCATTAGTAGATACTCGGTTAAATTCAGCATAAGCAGTAGCAGTAGCACCTGCATTGTTAACTTTAATTTTATCTCCGTCAGTTAAAATACCTGAAAGATTATCTTGATAAAGTTGATTTGCAACACCAGTAAACAAATTACCAGCTTCAGCAAAATTGAAATTTACTGATTGAATAATTGGTAAAGAGGCAGTACCACCAGCAGTTAAACCAACTGGGTATATGTAATAATAACCATAGTTAACGGAAGTAGGACCAGTAACACCAGAACCAGCAACGTTAGAGATCTTAAGGGTTAAGATATCCGTTGTAGTATCATAAGATTCTGAAGCTAGATAAGAGTAATTACCTGAAGCACCAGTTGTATTCGCTGAAGCACCAGCTTTAATGAATGTGTTATCTACCGATACGGCAGTACGGAAAGTAGCGAATGCCGTTTCATTTGCAAATTTAGATGCGAATGAAGCCGGAAGAGAAGCAGAAGGACCATATACCAATAAAGTATCATAATGGCCTGTTGTACTTTTCCAACCGTTTGTAGCAGAAGCTCCAGTTAAACCAGCAGAAGCAATTAATAAAGCCTGAGCACCGGCTTGACCAGCAGTTCCAGCAACGATAAGAGTATCGATACCGGTAGCACCAGCATAAGGCATTGCAGAAACAATAGAACCATAATAAGAAAGGAAGTCTACGACTGTAGGTTCTTGTGATTCGATACCATGACCAATTAAGTCAATTAAATCGTTTGCAATAGTTTCAGGAGCATCATCAATAGTATCTACATTAATTCCTATTAACAAACCTGTCTTAGAAGTTTCTAGATTAACTAGATCTTGAATGAAAAGGTTATTACCATTTTTATCTTGGAATTCTGGAATTAAACAACCAGTGTAAACACCTAGTACATTAACAGAAGGTAAGTTTAAGAATGTAGTTAAACCATCTAAAATGTTTCCATAAGAATCAGTGATAGTAGTTTTTAAACCGGTTGAATCGAAATAAGTTCCATAAATTGGATCGATTGCAAGAGATTGATAATTAGAGAAGTCACTTTCAACGATAATCAAATCAACCATATAATCAGAGATGTAATCATTTTCATTAATGAATTCTGGAACTTTACCTGTTCCGTACCAATCTTTAGCTAAAATATCGAAACCTAAAGTTGTAGATTTTTTAGTAAAAACCGACATGTTTTTTCTACCAACATTTGCAATGTTAAGTAATCTTCGAGCTAAAACTGATTGATAATCAGAATCATCTGCAGTACCAATAAGAGCTTGAGCATCAGTAAACCAGAATTTATCTTGGTTGAAATAATTTGATACCGGCGCATATTTAACTGCAGAATTAGCTTGCCAAGAAGCAGTGGAAATTGAGCGGAATTGTGATTGATCTAAATCATCATTAAGATTCAATAAGTTCAATACAATAATTGGACCTCGGTCAAGAGAAACTAGAGACGTTCTATGGAAGAACGAACCTTTTCTTTCAAGAGAAGTATCAATATCTCCAAAAATTTCTTTAAAGAAGACAGTGTCTTTACAAAGAACAGGAGTATTAAAAGGTCCTTTTTTTGAGAATCCGATAATTAAACGGATAGTTTCAGATGGAATGTTAGTAATTTGACTCTTGTCGAATTCTAACCTATAAACCCCTGAAGATTTGAATTGTTGTAGACTTGGTGATATTGCCATGGGTCTTTAATTTTTTAATTATATATCTGGGATTTTCTGATATGTGATAGATGATTAAAAAATATCATATATTTCTCCAGAGTCATCTCCTAGTTCATCTAAAATCTCTTCGATTTTAGCAATTTTCTCTCCATCTAGGAATTCAAAATATTCTTCTACTATATCTGCAAAATCTAAAGTATCAAAGAAAGATGATACTGAAACCGCTGACATAATGATGTCATCATGACCAGTTTGAGCAGAATATGTGCCAGAAGGATTTCTAGAAAACATAGAGGCTTCTTGTATAGATTGTCTCTCATTTAATTGAATTTTTCCAGACATTATTAAAGCTTTCATCTTTTCACAATAAATTTTCTTCAAATCTTTATTTAATCTAAGTCCTGGTTGTTTAACTTTAGCTCCAACTCTATGATGATATCTAACTACACAATCCTCATCAAAATCATTAGATGATGGATATAAGGTAATTAAATTTTTCATCAGCTCAGCACCATAAACGTTATATTCAATTACATGTCGTAGATTTTCCTGATCAAAAATTTTCACAGACATCGTATAAAGAATTTTTGCAAAACTTTCTATTGGATGTATATTAGATCTAAATAAACCAACTTGTCTTAATGAAAAGAAATCAGTTATTCCACCTGGTGATTCTAGATTTTCAATATCATCGTATGATAAAGAATCAAGTTCAAATATATTTATGATGGAATGATCTCGTCCGATTCCTTCAGCTAAATCAATAGCAAATACGAAGAATTTATTTGGATCTTCAATATCTAACGTATCAAAATCTGGATGCCATTTAAGTTGAGAATAATCTAAACCTAAATCGTCTAAGGCATCAAATTCTTGAAAGACATATTCCGCTTCATCTCTCTTAATTCTTTTAAGTTCATCTGATGAAAGGAGTAAATTAGAAGATGAAAGAAATTGACAACCATATTGTTGATTAAATGCTTCAAGAGAACCTAAATTTGCAATCTCTCGAGATTTCCATTCTTCATCTCTACCTGGAACTTGCCACCAATCAACTCTCATTGCTTTATATTCGTTAGTTCCATCTAAAGCCGATGAATATAAATCATGAAATAAATCAAATCCATTAGGAGTGCTTGTGATTATTACTCTGGATATTTTAGATGATGATAGAGTTGGATATACGTTTTCATAGAAGGTTCTCTTAATTCCTTCTGGAATGTGAGCAAACTCATCTATAAATAACAAATGGATGGTAAATCCAATACCACCGGTTTTTGTCGTATTCTGACCAATGATACGACATTTATTATCGAATATCATTGTCATAACGTCTTTCTTATTAACACCAGGTTTTAAGAAGAATGGAAGACCTTCAACGATTGCTTTGATCTTATCCATAATCTCCTTAGTTGTTGCTCCTTTGTTAGACATAAGGAGTATGTTTTTATCGAAGTGAAATAAAAGATACCAAGTTAAATATATAGAAGATGTAATTGTTTTACCAATCTGTCGAGATGCCATAAAGATATTCCAACGATTTGCTTGATATGATCTAAGTACATCTTCTTGATATGGACGAAGTTCAATTTTCATATAACCTTCATCCGTCATTACTGTACAATAATGGTTGGCAAAGTAAATAATATCCTTAGCACATTTCTTTAGCTCAGCATATTCCCAATCAGTATATTCAAATACAACGTTTCCTTTTCGATAATTAGGATCTCCTTCATAAAATGGATGATCTATTGTGGCATATCCTTCTTCCATCGATATAAGAAGTTTTTCGACTTTTGCAGATGTCCAAATTACTTTATTATCTTCAGAATTCTCTTCTTTATATTCTTTTACTTTAAACATAAATTATAGCTTTTTGAACGAATATCCTTGTTCGGTTGCCCATGTATATGCAATCTTTAAGATCTCTAATGTATTAATTCCTTCACCATTGATATGGAATAACAAAATATCTCCAGGACGAGTATTTTGACTTAAATAAGCTAATGCAACTTTATTAGGATTCGGTAAATCTGGTATACTCTTGTCAAATACATGTCCTGCCCAAGATGCATATCTAATTCCTAAAGGTTCCAATATGTTAATGGTATCTTCATTAGGTTTACCATAAGGACAACGATACCATTTTATCTCTCGTTTTAATTCATTTTGAATGAAGTTTACACAAGAATCAATATCGTAAGTTTGTTCTCGAAGATCTTGTCTAGATGGTCGTTTGTGTGCGAATCCATGACCTCCTATTGTAAATTGAGAAGATTCTAAGAACGATAAATCTTTAGATTTGTTTGTTTTATACCATTCAATATTTAGAAATATTGTTGCCGGTATTTTATTATCAATTAGCCAATTTACGGTATCGAAATCTACTCCATTATTAGGACAAGTATCAAATGTTAGGTAAAGAACTTTCTCTTCTGTATCAATTCGAGTAAATTGATTTGGATCCATCTCTTTATCACCATGACCGGTGATTTTAATAAAATTGTGAAAGGTTTTAAATGTACCTTTAATTGGATTAATCATTTACATATCTTCTTGATTTTGGGAATCGAAATCGGTTTCTTCAATTTCTTCTCCGTTGATTTCGGATTGAATATCTCTCATCAAATTTCTAGTTCCTCTGTTAACTGTTGCAATCTGAGGTTTTGTATCTTTAGGTGTAATATCGATTGAATCTCCATAGATATCAATATCTCTTTTAAGTTTTTTCATGTTCTCTTCGGCTGCCATCATATGAAGGGTTTGATGTTTCATAATATCTAACATCGTTTTCTGTAATCCACCAAGAACTTCAAACATACGTGGTGAAGCTTCACCGGCATCTATAGATCTTAACAAAGTAACTATTGCATGTTCAGCGGTTCTCATCTGAAACATTAGATTACTCATCGTCATAACATCAACTTTAGCTTTAAGTGTAATGTATTCGTTCTTTTGAATTAACTCCTGTGATAGGTAGAATTTCAGAAGAGAATTCATTAATTTCTTTGCGCTATTTTGTGCTATATCCTTTTCACCATCATAATCTAAAGGATCTGTTACTTGAAATGCAGGTAAACCTCCACTCGATGTAGTAGACAAAGAATTTGATTGTTGATCTTCTGCTAATAAATCATCTATAGATTTTCTTACTAGATCTTTTTTATCGTCCATAATTTATTTATTAGATGCATAAATTAGCATCTCTTATATTTTAATTATTATTTGCAGGAAATGTGTAAATGTATCAAGAGTTGTATTGAATCTGACTATCTCAAAATAACATATAACCTTTATCTAAGGTGATCGAGGAAATAATATAGTTCTTCAGGTAGTACTAGTAGTTACTAGTTGGGTTAATCTCCTTCATTCTCCATTATCTAACATATTCCTTAACTAAACGTAAAGGTATTATAGCATTGTCTATCGCCAAAGATAAATGAGAATCTCTTACTACATATTGATTAAGAACTATTGGTTGTTTTTCTTCTTCAATTGATTCTTTCCAAATTCGGATGTTTGTTATTCCTATGGTTCCACCAATTAAAGTAAAATTGGTTGTGGTTGGTTTAACTTCTTCGGCAACCATTGAAACATTTTGAGTGTATAGCAATTGAAGATCGGTTGTCTTTTGTGTAGTTGGTGTTCCTGTCCATTTCATTTTCCAAATATGAATTGATGCTTGAGAAAAATCATTTAATTGATTAAATACTATTGCATACCATTCATCTCTATTTAATTTAGGGAAGTCTTCATTAAATTGTAAAGTTTGACCATTTATCTTTACTTCAATTCCACTGGTAACAACTAAATTATTTACATTTGAATAAAGAAGATTGATTTGATAACCTTTAGATTCTGATGTGTTATATCCATTGATCAGAGTATCGTATGTATTTGATTGTGTTGTCCAATTAGATTTTAACGGTTTGAACCATGCAGAAAATGCAGTATGTTCACTTTGAGGTCTATTTACAACCAATTTATATTTTACGGCTAAATCATTTTGCTTTATTCCATTGTTTAATTCGTAAAAATATTTACCTACTACCGTGAAGTAATTGTTTAGGTCATATGCTTTAATAACCAGATCTTTATTAACAAGATATCTAACATTATCAAATCCACCAACATTGTTCATTGATGAAGATGCATATTGATCCGGTTTAGTTATTTGTAAAAATTCTTTGTTAACTTCTGGTTGTAATACCTCATCAAAATTCTCGGTTAGATTATCAACATAATCATTGATTTCTTTGATATCTCGCATTACATTTAATTTGTCTTGCCATTTGTATAGCATTACTTTATAATAAACTTGAGACATCATAAAATCTCTATAAAGATATGCTGAATGAACTTCGAACATACGATCTATGAGAGGAAAGTATAAATAATCTTTTTGTTCAGGTAAATCATCTACACCAAATGCTCTTTCGAAATGATCTCTTACTATGTGTATCTCTAGACCTTCACCAAAATCCATATCATAAGGAAAGAATGCAATAGCATTATCTGGGAATGTGTTATCAGGAACCATGATTTTGATGTCTTTAACATCGGTAACATTGAATAAAGAGTATTCCTTAAGTACTGCATCGGCTGAAGCAACATCTGCCTGAGTTTTGAAATATCGAACACAATGACCAAACATTTCAGATACAGCACATGCGGCTTCACGATAGATGTTTATAGCCGGATTCATTAAATTGTAAGGCTGAAATAATAAACGAGGATCTGCATCTATTTTAACTCCAGTATAGAAATTTTGAGAAGGCGAACATTGTGCATAACATGAAGTATTTCCAAATGGAGATTCAACCATTTGTTCAGGTGCAGCTTTACTCGCGAATTCCATTGCCGCTAAGGTAAGGGTTCTAGTCCCAACATCAGTACCATATCTAACTAATCGAAACTCCAAATAAAAAGAATCTCGATTGGTAATTATTTGATTAATTAGATTTTGTTGATTTGTCGATTGAGCAGTTCGAGTTATCCAATCTTCCCATGCAGACCATACCATACCATCATACGACCAACGAATAGAAACATCATGTCCATTAGAAGCTGTATCCGGTGGAGTAAAATCAAAGGTAATGGATTCTACCGATCCAATTAATTTAAAAGAATCTGAAAATTTAACAACTAAAGCATCATTAGCCTTGTAAGTGTTATTGTTTGCAGATATATCGAGTACAAATCTCATTGAGTTTGATTATTTTAGAATAATGCCGAAAACTGCAGTAAGAATTAAACCTATAATGGATGTGTATATAATCCAAAGTGCTTTATTTACTCCGTCTCTCCAAGATTCGAGAGATTCCAATCTAGAAACTACTCTAGGATAATCGTTAACGATATCTTCTATTTCACTTCCGAATCTTTCAATAGAGTCGGTATTTTTATTGATTCTTACAATAACTCCATCATCCGGATTAAATAGACGTTTTTTGAAATATTCTAGGTCTTCTTTAATTACTTTTTGATCGTTCTGCATAGATGCAATCATCGATTTCATACTCTCAAGCTCGCCATTTGGTAATTTAGCTTGAATGGTTTGTATTGCTAGTAAGATTTCTTCGAATCGTTTATCTATAGTTGGACCGGTTCCTGACATTATTTCGGAATGTTTTTTTTATATATTCAATTTACTTCTTAATAATTAGAAGTATAATTGAATTGTCCTGTTCAAGTTTTGGACCAATAATCATAAGAATTCTCTGGATAATTTCGAATTCTTCGCTGCTCTCCTCTATTGAAGAAAGATAAACGGATAGACTGTCAATTAGATTATGTGCATTTATCTCAATATAAGACTTTGGTTGAAGAACATCATATTCAAAAACTTTAATATCTCTCAAAATACATTCTATTAAAAACAAATCTACTCCATCAAATTCGGCAGTAAGATCTAATCTAGAATGGGCTATTCGATAATCAAAATTGATGACGTTTTCTTTCTCTCTAGTAAAGTTAGTAGATTGAGATACATTAATTTTGAAGTATTTAATAGATTGAAATCTTTCTAGAATTGAATCTAAAAAGTAAATTGAAGTGGCATTTTTAAAAATAGTCTTATCCGATGAATTTCTAAATGTATCTAGATCTTTGGCAAATTTCGAGCTAATCACGAAGAAAACATCATCAGCTTTAACAAAGAAAGAATTCTCATCCTCTCCATTTTGAATAATATTAGTCTTCTTTCGTAACTCAGATACCAATAAACGATCTTTATAATTGTTTTGATAAAGGAATACTTCGAGAATTAAAGGTTGTATTAATGGTGATATGTAATCATTCATACATTCCAATCTGTTTTTCTAGGGATTTGAAAAGTTTTTTCATTTCCTCTGGACGGTATTTGATACATTCATCTAGTTCTCTTGGACCTACTGAATTTCTTTGCATCCAAATGGTCGCAATTTCAGGATCAGGTTTCCAACGCTTTTCGGTTGCAGTAGATACTTTTTTCGTCTTAGTATATATCCATCCTGGAACTTTAGTAAAACGAGAAGCAACGAGTTGCCATAGATCAATGATGGCACCTGGATTAGCACCTACTCGATTAAGAGATTGAGCGGTTGTTGGGAATTTAATTGACATGAATCTTTGAATCATAAAGAAATTTTTAGATTTTTCATGATAAGATAATTTTGCATATTTCTTTTGATCAGAAAACATAATTCTGACTAGATCGAATAGTTCCATAATAATTATATGATTAGATTTGTATTACCCAATGAGTTGTTCTACCATCTTGAGTTCCTTCGGTAATTACCTCATAGCCAGCTTCGCAAACGTTTCTTCCATAGACTTTAAAGAAGAATGGAAAATCTCCGGATTATACATTCTCTGGTGTAGACTCGTTGCTGTCCTCGCTACTTCCGGTAATTCTGGCATCTTTGCTTTCTTTAATTAATTTCTTCTGTTCTAGAACTAATCGTTTTTCCTCGATTTTATTTTTTCCTTCTAATGCATTTGCAATTCTTTCTAATTGCTCAGTTAATTTAGGAATATCGAAATCGTAGAATTTAGATCCTCTACGAGTTGAATGAAAATTTGTTTCTGCCATATAATTTTTATTATTTTATGAATTCTTTATTTAGTTAGATTTGACCAAAAATCATCATTGAATCCTTCGGCTGGAGTTTTAGTTACCGTCACTTCTGGATTGCCCTTTATAATATCTTCAATTTTCATTGCTTTGAAAACTCCTGATTCGTTAAATGAATCGGTTTTTTCTTTTGAATAGGTAGTTCCTCGAAGAATAGCTTCTTTATCTTGAATACCATGAACAGAAGCACCGGAAAGTGATTTGTTCCATTTAGTTTCGATATTTTCGAACATAAGACCATTTATTCTTTCTGGAATACAATGCTTGTGTAAGAATACCAGATCTCGGTTTTGTTTCCATTTGGTAATAATATCTTCGATAGGTTTATCGATTTTGATTATTCGTTTAGCGATATTACATATTTCCTCGATGAATTCATCTTGAAAAAAGTGAGATTGATTAACAAATACTTTATCGCTTTTGAATTCATCTAGAACTTGTCGAGCATGATTATCGGTAACTCGATAGGTAATAGGTCCTTTTTTAGTTTCTTTAATCTTGGTATCTAATGGTGAAACATTATCGCCAGCATCACCAATAAGTACTTTTTTGAAAACAAATTCAAGAGTATTTACTTCATCGATTTTCATTTTATTAGTACGAACGATATCTCGAAGATTTTGTTTTATATTAGATAATAGATCTACAGGAAGATTGAAGATATCAGTAGGTGCAGATTGAGCAGCATCTTCATTTAACCATTTTTCGAATCCTCGGAAGACGTGAATATCTTTATCGAATTTATTATAGTAAATAGTGTTTGTGCCGGCAGATGTATCATGATTAGTTAATTGAAGTAAATCATTATCACCAGAGATAATAAGTGCATTTTGACCATTTTGATTAAGGAATGCTGACCATGCGAAAATTAAATCGTCGGCTTCAGCACCAGGTACTCGAGAAATTGTAACACCGAGAGATTCAAGAGCTTTAGCGAATTCATCGTGTACTTGATAGATTGCATTCCAATTGATTTCACTAGATTTTTTACGAGTTCCTTTGTATTCGGCTTGTGGAAAGAATTCCTTACGCCATGAAGATGAATCGATGCAATAAACCACACGATTAACGATACCATCGAATCGTTTTACTTCGGCAGCGAAGTCTACTGAGAGTTTCCAAAGAAGCAAATTTTTATCGGCTTCAGGTTCGTCAAAGAAATTAAAAGGTTTTCCTTGTTTAATTTTTTGACCGATGAAATAGGTTTTGTGTAACCAGAAATTTGCATCGAATATAAGAGTGTATTTACCAACCATTGTTTAAATGTTTATTATTTTTATATGATGTTTTTATCTAAGTGGAATGCTTAATATTGCTCTAGATGCAGCCGAAAAATCTGATTCGTTGACCATTAATCGATAACCGAATTTTGTAGATACTTCTGAATATTTGATTCCAATTCTTTCTAGAGATTTTCGAACATTATCGTTATACAAACGACGATATTTGCTTATTTGCAGGTATATTACTTGTTTTTGCATATGTAGATTATTAATCGTTTAAAATGTGTAATTCCGTTTCTTTTGATAGTGATCTAGCTTTTAGTTCTTTATCCGTAGTAATCATAGTAAAATCTGGAATAAAAACATTTGCAATAATTTCACCATCAGATGATTTTACTACATTTTTTTCTTTGTAAAGAATACTCGTTTGTAGTTTTTCTGACCATAACCATAAATAATAATAAGATCCAAGAACACCTGGATGATATTGTGGTTCGATTCCAGAACCTTTAAGAGAGGATGCTTCTACAATAAATCTTTTTGTAGTGGGAGAGTAAGTAACTAAAGCTTTATCTCTTGGATCTAATTGGTTTTCTTCGTGTTTGTACATAATTTTAAATAGTTTAAATTGTATATACAAATATAATAAATCTTTGTGGAATAAAAAAATTTATTGACAAAAAGTTATTAACAATTTAAACATAATTGATTAATTATGTTTAGGTGACGAAAACTTAAAAAGTGAATCTCCTATGCTATATGGGATATCTGAATAAAAATAAAGACCACATTCTGTTACATATGCAGTAACCGAATCATTTTCCTTATAAATATCCATAACATAACAATTAAATTGACAATCCTTTATAATCCCATAAAATGCAGTATCTTCTTTAAAAGATATATTGTTAGTATACTCAACAACCGGATATTGTATTGTATCTATTGTTCCGGTTTCTTTAATGATATATGGATAGTCAGAATTACACGATATGCAAATACTGGTTAATAGGATAAATGTTGATAATAGTTTCATTTTTGTAAGTTTAAAAACTAAATGTTATAGATAAACCTAGTATTGCTACTCCAGAAATTATTGCAGCCATACGTCCTGGTGATTCCCAGATGTGCTCATTCCTCCAATGACCAGGTTGTCCATAAGCGGTTGCATTATAACTGTTTTGATCTATCACCCATTTACGATCAGGTTTCTGTAATATTCCTGCTGCGATAAAACCTCCACCGGCAATTGCTCCAAGCATGGTTGGATTGAATTGTAATTTATAGTTTGTTTCTTTGTTGAAAGATTGTGCGTTTACCTTTGTAAAATTTAGTAAGCTACTTACTAATAATACCATCATAATTGATTTTTTCATAGTTTATTTGTTTTATTAACAATTTATATTTTCGGTAACATCCCGAACTATCGAATTTAGAACTAAATCCGTTGCATGATCTTCATCAAATGCTTTATGGGTTGGTTCCTTTTTTGTTTTTACTAATTTGTTGTATAAACAAGCGATTTCATCAATGGTTAAATTACTTTTCTTTCCATTGATATCGATTGTACATGCAACTACATTACCTTCAATATAACCTTTATCAGAATCTATTCGATCGAATGATCTTGCATTAGGTCCATCTTCAGTAAATGTTACTCCTGTATAATAACAGGTTTTGAATCCCAACATACGTTTAACATATTCAAATGATAGGTTAAATTCGATTTTACGATCCATTGCACTTTGATGTATATTAATCATCTTCTTTGCAATTTCTATATCAGTTAGCTCTTTTGATTTGATTATAGGTTTTCTCTTTTGTGCTTGCGCCATTTGTTTTGTTTTAATTTATTATTTTATGATGGAATTGTCATTATAATTCGAATGTTGGTTTTAACCATAGACCTCGATCAAATACTAATTCAATAAATCCTGGTATAGTGGTTTCTACAACTGCAAATAATTCAAGAGTTTTAACCGTATCAGCTTTCATCATTTTGAAAACTTCGTCTCTTATTCTTTCAGCAGAAACTACATGTTTAAGTTTTTCTAATATATCCGGTTGCATCATAGCAAC